ATCTTTACGCCATCAATTGCTGTCTTACTCATTTTATTTCTCCTGTGTTGTGTTTAATTCCCATTTTAAATACTGATTTTACATTAGGGTATTTTTGTCTAATATGGGCTTTGTCAAATCCCAATAATGATTTATGAACACCATTATGGAATATCACCGCCCATTTTGTCATTACAGGCATTATTGATCACACTCTTTTATAATAGACTTTAACTGTCTTCTTAACTTATTGTATTTAAATTCAAAGCCTTCTGCCGTTTTTCTTTCTTCTTCATACAGCTCTTTGTAGTTAGGCTTTTTAGTAAATAAGTTCTTTACCCTTTCTTTATAATTTGCTATCATTTTTTCTCCTCTAATAAATAATCAATGCCAGCTTCTTCAAATAATTTTTTAGTTAAATTACAACTATCTTCCCAACCTGGTTTTATCTCTTTACATTGGGCAACCACTTGTGTAATACCAACTTGAATAATTGCTTTAGCACATTCATGACATACACCTAAACCAGATATATACATTGTAGATCCTTGCAATGATTGGCCATTTAATGTAGCATTGTAAATAGCATTCATTTCAGCATGAACTATTAACTCATACTTACGCTTTTTATCATTATATCTATTAGCGTTATCTCTGATGTTTCGCGGAAAGCCGTTATAACCTTGTGATAATATTTGTCCTTTATCACCTACAACTACCGCACCGACCTGAGTTGATGGGTCTCTACTCCAACTAGCAACTTCATTACAAATGCTTAAGTATCGATCANCCCATTTCTTAGTATGTATCATAATTTAAAGATTTTATCAATNGCTTGAGCACACGCTAATGCAACTTCAATATGTTCTTTTTGAGTTCCATTCTTAGATCGTAGGTCGATGTAATGAATCCAACTTCTAATAGTTCCATTCATATACATCCTACTCATAGTGTTACCTTCAGGCAATACTGCTCTGGCTTGTTCTTTAGCAATACCATTCTCAATAGCCCAATTATAAGCGCTAAGTGCATTTTTAATAACGTTCTCTTGTTTGATTCTCCACATAGCACTTAATACTTCATTGTTATTTTCAATAGAGTTCTGTCTATTCTTAGTATCTTGTAACCTAGCTTCTCTTAACATAAATGATAGGTCCTTAGTAGGATCGGCATATCGTTGAGAGAACTCTTGGAAAGAAAATGATCTATGTCTTAGGATTTGACGTGCAATATCTCTTGTAGTTTCAATTTCAATACAAGCACTTACCATCTCTAATGGAGACCAATGTTGGTGTTTAATCAAGTACCCAATTAACTTATCAGCGGTCTCTTTATTAAGCTGGTTGGATGGATTACTTACTCTAGCACAGTATGCAACTAAGTCTTTTACATCATCCAAACCTTCTTCTTTAAACTCTTCTGACGGTGTTGAATAACTCACTAACGTTGCTTTTGTTCTTGTGGTGTGTGTTACTGGTGCTGCTACCTTATCTACTGTTTTTATATTATTTGTTCTTTTCATTATACTGTAAATCCTTCAAAGTTGTTAGTGGTACTTGCTTGAACAGTACCCAAATTTAACGATTGTGCAGAGTCTTCGACATCATACAATCTCATCTTAGCTCGATCAATTCCAACGACAAATTTCTTTGTAGCTCCTGTTGGATCGTTATATCTATTCTTTAATTGCTTCACCATTATTTGATTTAGATTCTCCAACTCTTCAGTAGAGATTAAAGCAAACATTAGATCTGCCGTTGCTGGTAGACCAAATGATTCCGAAGTATCTTCAAGTCCTACATCTGAATTACCATAACCACCGCGTGTTGTTTGAGTCGCGGATAGTATAGGTAGGTTATTCTCAATAGCCAAGCCACGTAGCTCTTCAGCAATGGCTTTAACATATTGATATGACCCACCAGCACCGTCAGCTTTCATTCTACTACTAGAACAAATGTTTAGATAATCAACACAAATCAAATCTGGTATGAAGTCCTTCTTTAACTTCAACTCATTAAGTAAGGCTCTGAAGTGAGAAGCATTAGCAGCACCTGTAGGATATTCTTTAACAATCAACTTACCAATACCGACCGTTAGCAATCTTATGTAACTTCTTATCGAACATATCTTTACTTAAGTTCTCTAACTGGTCAATAGGTACATTCATCAGATTAGCATCAATACGTTCAGCAACTCTTTCTTCGGACATTTCCATAGATATGTATAACACATTTTTCATCTGTGTTAAAGCACCTGCAGCTACATGACACATAAACAAAGACTTACCTACACCTGTGCCTGCAAGGGCAATATTCAAACTCTTGTTAACAAGTCCACCTTTAGTGATCTTGTTAAACATCTCTAAGTCAAACGGTAAATGTTCTTCCTCTCTATGATAAAACTCATAGCGATCATCGGAGTTATCAATATAGTCATGGCCAATGTTAGTATCAAATGAAACACCTAATGCATCACTTAATAATTCAGGCAATGCATTGTTTTGAAGTGTGTCATGCTTACCATCAATAATATCAATAGATTCCATAATGGCAAGGTAAATAGATCTATCTTGACACCACTTCTCAGTTTGTTTCGTTAACCATTCTGCATTAGTATCTTCAATCACTTTATCCAAATCATTAGCGATAGCAAACACTTCACCGATTTCATCTTGATGGATATTACCATTCTTCTGAAGCTCAACATTAAGTGCTTCAACGTTAGGCATTTTACTATATTCAGTAACAAACTTAACAATCTCATTGAATAAAATCTTATGAGGACCATTAAAGTATTTTGGCTTGATATGAGGTATTACTGTTCTAGTATAATTTTCATCTTGAATTAAGTTACGTAATATTAATGTTTCTAAATTCATTCAGAGATATCACCTTTAATCATAGTGGCATGACCGATTTCATACTTATTCTTTAAGAAGTCTTTGAAGGCTTGATCTTTAAGGATAGGTTCCCAGAACTCGCCATCTAATGCTTTAGCTCTTAACTTATCTTCGGAGACTTCACCGGTTGCGGTGTTCACTTTTGAATACCAACCCATCGTAGGCTTAACAACAAATCCACCTTCAATAGCAGCATCTAATAAACCAGTGTATCGATCAATACCACCTTCCCAAGTTACACCAATAGGAATCTTGCTCTTCTCTTTAACGAATCGAGACTTTTCAACATTAACAATAAAGTTATAACCTTTAATGTCCTTACCTTCTTTCTCTTGTTGTCTACCAATGATCCAAATGTTATCAGCACTATAGTAAATTCCAGTTCCACCAGACACAACAGCTTTAGAGAACATCTCCATTGTTTGGTAGGTATGATTGATTGCAAGCATTGGAATATCTCTCATTGAAAGATATGGTGTACACATTCTAAACAAACCTTTCAAGGCTTTAGCACGTGACATGTCAGCAACACTCTTCTCATTCTTAGCATCTTCCATTTCTTTCTTAGATGCAAGGTTACCAATAGAGTCAATAACAATAATAACTTTATCTTCTTTCTCGATAGCTTCTAACTGATTTACCACATCAAACTTTAGCTCTTCAACGTCAGTGATTGGTGTATGTAATACTCTACCAGTGTCAATACCGAAACTTTCAAAGTATGATTGTGGTGAGCCGAACTCTGAATCATAGAATAACATAATAGCATCATCATGTTTCTTAAGATAAGCTGCAGCCATTAACAAACCAAACGAAGTTTTGAAGTGCTTCGATGGTCCGGCAAGTACAGTTAGGCCTGATGTTAATCCACCATCGGGATCACCGGACAATGCTACGTTAATCATCGGAACTGGTGTAGGTACCATATCCTGATTAGTGAATAGCTTAGATTTGTTAAGGATTGCCGATTCCTTAATTCTACTATTCTTCTTGAGTTTATCCATTATACTCATATATTTCTCCTTTTTTCTACTTGATAGATCTATTATAACACAAAACGCGGTAAATGTACACCGTTATTTTAAAAATTCTTCTAAAGAACTTGACCTATTTGTCATAACTAGCTTCTTAGATTTATTGTCTTGAATAAGATAATCATCTCTAATCATTTCACATGTCCCTTCTAAATACCGTTTAATATTAGTTGCCATATCAGCTGCTGTCGTGAGAGGTACATTCTGACAGATATGATTAAGTTCTTTTTAGGGCTAATAATATTAAAGTCTCTAGGCAACTTCATAAACTCCATAGCTTCACGATATGTTAAGTATCGATCTTCATCAGGGTGTGTTACGTTCATAGGAAGATGTCCAACAAAGGCACCTGTATAATCAGATGGGATTTCACTAGTACGTCTCATAAGGTTACCACCACCAGCAATTTTCTCTGCATTTCTCAATGCTTTATCTGCAGCCTTTGGATTACCATTCTTCCTTAACCAATCAGCAACTTTAGTATAATCACTGTGTTTCTCTATATACCATTGGGCATTAACACTTCGACCTGGCTCAAGACTGGCCACAAATTCTTTATGGGTAATACCACCACAAATCTCTTCAAGAATAAATTTATAGTAATGATCATCTTGTGAAGGAACTTTATTAGATGTAAGAACATTCATTGGATCAGCTGGATCACTCGGCACTGATCTAATCATTTCACACATGTTTTGATTAGGTCTATTATAATATTCAAACAACGGGATTTCATCACCTTTCCAAAAGAAGTAGAAAGTTCTATCTCTTACCTGACTTAAGCCATGCAATAGACTCTTTGTTTTGTATATCGAAAAGGTATAACCATACTCCTTTCCAATCTTACGTATCTTCTCGACAACCGGTGAACCCAATTTAGTTGCAAGACGTGGAGCATTCTCACCCCAAAAAACCTTTGGTTGCATATTCTCTAATACATGTTTAGTAGTATTAATCATCCAATCATTAACAGATGAGTCAGCACTAGCAGAAACACTCAACGAACTTAACCCAGCACAAGGACATACAGTATTAACTACGTCCACCTGTTCAAGGTTAACCTTTGACATATCATCTTTGTCTAAAACATGATACGGTACTTCATAATTATAATATTCTAATAAGTGTTTATCGTTACCAGCAAACACATCATAAGATAAAATATACTCTGGTCGTTTACCAAAAGCGCTTTCCATTCCGAGAGTTTCACCGCCGATCAATGGGACAATACTAGCATACTTCATTCATAATCTCCTTAAATACATTATTTGAGTCTTGGTGATCTTTGTAATATTCAAAGGCCATTTCTCTCCACTCATTTCTCATTACATTATCACTGGCTAGTTTATTTATTAACGCTAGTGATTCATCCATATTATGTTGATCAAACCAGATTGTTCCGGTGTTCTTGTCATTAATCATGCGGTTATCAGTAGATCTATGGGTGACTGATCTACCGTACTCAGCGTTAAACACTGGAATAGTTCCGGTACATACAACCTCACAATGTGTATATTCAATAGAACGATAGATATATTTCTCTTTCATTCTAGACAATTGATAACCAAAACCTACTCTTGACATACGATGTAACAAGTCATCATTGATATAAGGACCAAATACATAAGCATCTGAGCCATATTTTAAATCAATGTCTTCAATATTTTCTGCTACATGTGAATGAAACTCACCTAAATTCTTAAAGTCAATAAATGCAGGTGATCTTTCAATGCCTTCCATAGTAACTAAATAACCTTCTTTCTTAAGTAACTCTGTAAACTTAAACATCTCTTTGTATCCTTTCCAAGATGTAGTTCTACCAATCCATTTATGGTGAAGTGGATCTTGTTCTTCAATATCTTTCCAATACTTAGCACGCACCAAATCAAAGTCCATCGCAGGTTGGAATGTTCTTACTTCTTTAGAGTCACTCCACAACGTATTAGTATATTCATCTACGATCTTAGCAAAGTCATTGGTTAATGCATGAGCGTAAATATATTTAGAAGCGTCGATAGCATCTTCCTGACAAGCGTTACGTCTAATAGACAATGCTGAATGATCATGTTGTATTAACATAATATCAGTGGTAGTACTATTAATAACTCGTTTAAAGTTCAGGATTGCATTTTCATCATGTGCTATAGATGGAAGTGATTCAATAATAACAAGATCGGCATCATTGCAACGATTCAGTACTACTGTAGCTTCATCATCCTTTTTGAATTTAACTTCAGAAACATTGAATACATGTGACTTGTTGCGACTCCACTTTTTGTCGGTGAGTGCTATGATCTGCGAATCATACCCATTCTTGTTTAACCAATTATCAAATTCAATCGTGAACTTTGTTACACCACATCCTTCAATACCTCTTCCCATTAAATGTATTATCTTTTTCATTATACCACCAAATCAAAATGTTTTTCATATACGTGGAGATTCTGTACTTGCCAATGGATATCACCAGTTGATAGTTCATCTGGATGATCTTCATGTAAGTTAATGTATTTAACTAAAGAGTCTAATACATACTTTTGCCAAGCGTAATCATTCTTATATCCAAAGACTACATCATTAGATCTCATTTGAACAACACAGTGGATTTGCTTGTTTCTGATATAATATGTAACTGCATTAGTACAGATGAAGTCTGACATACCACCTTTATCAAATTCGGTCCAAACCGATGGGCGATTGTAAACCATTTCAGCTCTTCGTCCATCAGGGTTGTTAACTAATTCATTTCTAACATTAAAATATTGGTTATGATATTCTTTAGAGAATATTAACTTACCATAGTTTGAATTGATATTGCCATGCTTATCCGCAGCATATTTCCAAGCTGCAGGAGCATCACGTTCGTCACCATAAATGTCATTGATATTAGTTGACATACTCTCATACCATTCAATCTCTTTAGCAATATAACCATCAACTGGTTTGCCGAAGATAGCATTCTCATCAGCAATAAAAGAAGCTCCGATTAATTCAATAGTCTTAGCTCCAGTCTTATCAATGGTGAATTCCTCTTTAGCTAAGGCCTGTTTGAAATGTTCTCTTATATCACTTACGTTCATTTTCTTCATTTTGTTTCCTCATAAATTCGTTTAAGTGCACGTTCATCATTCGCGTCAAATTTAGATAAGTGACTACATATCTTTTCACCAAAATCTAAAGATTCACCCATTGTTTTGAAAGACTTGCCGAAGCTTCGTTGTGGATATCGCTTATCTTTAGGTTGATAATTGTTAACATAAAACCGGGTGGTGTATTTGCCATCTTTATTATTATGATAAATAGCAATCTTTTGTGTGCTGTCTACATGTGTATAGACTGTTGGAAACTTTATATTTTGTACTACAAACATTATTTTTCTTCTCCTTTATATCTGTCATCCATATCTTTATGTTCATGGTAATACATTAATAGTATTGCTATTTGTGTTAATGCATGTGTTAAGTGGGGTTTGCCTGATTCAGGATCAAGATCTTCTCCCATCCAAAATGCATTGAGGTGTCGTTGAATAGATGAATATGTTCTTGACCATTCACCATAATCTTTCCGCCAATCGTTCATACCGTATTTCTCTGCGCCAAAGCCAAAGACTTCAGCCATTTGTAATAACACTTCTGGCGGGATAAGTGCTATGTTTGGTTTACCATTATCTAATTTCATTTTTCTCCTTTATATATCTATTATACCATAGTTCTCAGTAAAAGTACATAGCTATTTAGTGATTATTTGATTGTTTAAAGAAATGAATTTATAACCCCTAGGGTATTGACTAGGCTTAGATTCATTAAGCATATCCTGTACATCAATAAGACCTCGGTAATAAAATTTAACGTTATCACCAGCCTTTAATAATCTAGGATTTTTATAATTACGGCGTGTTGAGTAAAACACTACGAGGTCTAGCAATTCATTATCATAATTGCCTTTGTATTGATCGAATTTCTCTTTTGTATGAATGCCAAAGGTGCTATGCTGATATTGAATTTCTTTAAAATCTAATTTAAATCCATCTAATATCCCATCACTTTCCCAGCCTTGACCTAAGCTTGTAGCATCTTCAATCTGGTCATGCTTAAGTAATAACCATTCAAGGAATAGTGAATCCATTCCCAGTTCATTCTTATATGTTCCCTTTGCCCATTCTCTATTTCTAAAATGAATAAACTCTAGCGGGACTGTCTGCTGTGGCATACTCAATAGCCCGTTCAGCTTCTTTGACAAATGCTCGATTTTTGTACCATTGTCCTGTCTCATTGTCGATCTCCTTACATAGTGTTGTTATCTCCAACGCCGTTATTGGATATTTTTTGCGAAGTGCATTCCCGGCAATGTTTAGCATAATGCCATACATCTTAGAATACCATCCAGTTTCACTGATAAGTCTATATTCATTTACCAGTTTTTTATTTACAAATGGGCAATCATGATAACTTGTCCAGTGTATGTTTGTGTTTGTTAGTACGCTCCTACGATGTGCTAACATTTGTTCCCTGATCGCAGGTGGTAACTTATCTATGAAGCTGCCACCGGTCTTCTCTACATAATCNTGCTTTAGCATAATAGCATTAGGGTTCATTACATCACCTTTATTTGTAAAGATGAAGTTGTCTGCGCCTGCGTACGTAGCGGGTATGTAGTACATGCGCGATAGATCCTTTGTTTGGGGATCACCAATATCATTTAATTCTTTATTGAGAGCATACCAAAAGTGTTTGATCTTATCAGCTGGAACATCATTACTTAAGGGGAATACCAATCTAAACTTAGGTTTCTCTTTAGTAGACGATGCCGTCGAATAACATACATAATAATACTCTTTAGTTAACTCCTTTAAAATCTGTTCAGCATCAACATCAACATCTACCGCNGCCCAACCAGCCCACGATACAACGTTATCATTTGCTCTGGTCGTGTCAGGTAAATAGATAGCAGGTGTCATTAACATTGCTGATTGCTTGTCGGGCAATGGTTTCTTAGACAGTGTATATAACATGTCTTCAAACTTTGCAAATGAATCGAAGCTCATTCGCTTATGGGTTTTATTATCGTATATCGATTTGTAAAGAGTTAACTCGGTCATTATACTACGTAAATGAATCCACCGTGATTGCCTAAATGATCCGGTGCTGTCCAGCCTTCAGGTTTAATAAGATCTGGTAGTCCTAAAGGATTGGGTCTTCCTTCTTTAATACCAACGCTCTTATCCATGTTAGCTTTAAGAACTTTATTCCATGCTTCGTTAGCATCAACTTCCATTAAGTCTAATGTTCCAATAGCAAATACACACATATCGATTAGTGCATCTACCATCTCCTCAGCATCATTCGCTTTAATAGCATCTTTAAACTCATCCACTTCTTCTTGGACGCATTCAGCTCTAAATCTAATAAACGATGATAGTGTACTTACATCCATCCCCTTTACTAGTGTGTTAATTCCATATTTGTCATGCATCTTGTGCATGTCTAGTGGCCAATTTATACTCATTATATTTTCTCCGTTATATATCTATTATACCATAGTTCTCAGTAAAAGTACACCCTTAAAAAAAGTTTTCTAAAGTGAATTCTGGTTCTGCTTTCCATCCGATCGAATCTAAAATCGGTGTTATCACACTCATATATGTCTTATCAAATTGCATATCATAATCTATATATGATTCTAACTTAAGTTGCTTTGGTAGATAATCAATGAAAGAGATTACATTCTCCTTTATTGGATTAGGCTTCTTAAGATATGTGAATTTAATCTTGTCGCCTGGTGTAATTAGATTCACACGACGTTTAAGTCTATTCTCTGTAATAAAATTGTTATGAATGAGTGCACCACGAACATGAATAGGTGTACCTTTCGAATATACAGTTTCGCTATCCTTCCATTTATCAAGCTCGTTAACACCACGAGGGAATGCTACTTGCTCTGGTGATGCTGACACGAATACTTGTTTAAAGTCTGCGATTTGTTTTTGAACACTTTCTTCGTCCTTAGTCATAATCGTCGTGAATAAACTCTTTAATTCATCACGACATATCTCAGGGGTAGAACTCTTAATAGCTTCAATACCCATAATCTTTAACTTGGGCTTAGTATATCGAACACCTTCGTTATCATGTACATTTAAGATGTAACGTTTCTTAGCTGTCCAAATACCTCGATCAGCAATAACTTCTCTACCCATGACCATTTTATTAGTGATACCACCCAACCTAGAGTATAAATCATTATAAGCGTTAACAAGGACATTCTCCAATTTACCGCCACAAACTTGATCAAGGAAGTCAACAGGGTTAGGAGGGTTAAGCTTATGTACAAGAGGACCCAGGTTGACGTAAACACTATCAGTGTCAATAGCAATAACATAATCAGTGTTTCCATTTGTCTCCATTAGTTTGTTTAAATATTCATTAAGATGTTTCTCTGCCCATTTGATCGTGGCTTGTCCAGATAATGTTACGGCAGTAGCAATACGTATATCAAAGTATCTGAACCATATATTACCCATAGCACCATACAACGAGTTTAAAAGAAGCTTGATCGCCATCTGATTATTCTTAGCAATAGCTATTCTTTTCTCAGCTTCATAAATTGCAGTCTTATTTGTCTTATCACAATTCTCTAAATCCTGTTGTGCTTTTAACATTTTTTGTTTAATTAATACACGCTCTTCGTACATCTCTTCAATAATACGAGGGAGTACACCTTGCTTAGAAGTATCGAATCGTACACCATTAGCGGCTAGTGCCGTATCGGGCCTTGAGTTCTTAACTTTATTATCTAATATAGTATCCACTGTCACTTGCAAGTCTTTACCCGCAATGATAGTTTCAGGACTCATGTTATACTGCATAATGATCGAAGGATAAAGTGAGTTCAAGTCAAACGATACAACCCAGTCATGCTTGCCGACCATAGGATCTTTAACATATCCACCCGGATAAGATTCTTTCTTATGAGATTTTGGTTGAGGAATAGCTATACCGATCATGTCTAGATCACGATAAATAATTGAATCCCAAATAGCAACAGTACCCATAACATCGTTATAGTTAACACCACCTTTGTATGCCATTGTCATTGCAAGCGTAATAAGACCTAACTTATCCTCAAGGCGATCGATCAACTCAACGTCTTTAATATTATAGTCAATAAACTTTTGATAGTTCTTTGCATATAGTATGTTAAGATCACCGAACTCTTCATAAGATAACTTCTTCTCACCTAATTCAACATGACCAATATGATCTAGTTTATACGATTCTCTTGGTACATACGTAAACTTCTTATATATTTCAAGATAGTCAAGAATAGTTACACCTTTTAACTCAAAGGTTTGTCGTTCATGACCAAAGGTTTCAATCTTTCGTTCTGCAATATCACCCCAAGGCGATAACTTCTTCATTATAGTTTCACCACATACCGATGCAATTCTATTTACAAGATATGGTATATCAAAGAAACGTACATTCCAACCGGTGATGATATCTACATCTTGCATATGAATAACATATCGCATAAGCAATTCTTTCTCATCATTACATTTAGTGTATATCACTTGGTTGGTTTGCATATATGACTTCTCAACATCATATTCACCACAACCAAAGACATAATAGATATCATCAATGTTATTCTTGCATGTGATTGCAGTCACCTCTTGATCTGCTATATCAGGGTGAGGGAAGCCGTCTTCGAATTTTGTTTCAATATCGATAGAGGTTATGTTGATATGTTTAGGATCCCATTNGATCTGGCCAGGGAATTCTTGATTCAGATATTGAATAGCATAATTGGTATTACCATATATGTTAAACCGGTCTACACCAGAATATTGCTTGACAAAGTCTGAAGCTTCTTTCATTGAACTAAAGTCGATAGGTTCAATGTTACTCCCGTCAAGAGATTTCCATTTAGAAGAAGTATCTTGTGAGGTTACGTAAAGAGTAGGTTTGAAAGGGATAGCGCGTTGGACACGCTTTCCGTCTTCATAGCCGATATAGCGAATTTTATTGCCGTATCGATATGCATTAGTATATATTTTTTTGTTAATCATGTATCTATTATAACACAATTAACAGCAAATGTACACCGTTTATGTAACTATTTTTGAGGCCGGTGTCATAATAGCACCGGTAGCTTCCTTATATTTATCAGACAATTGTTTTGAAGGATTAACAACGAACATTACATCTTGTACCCGGATCGGTAAAGTTTTAAAGTCGGCATAACCCATGTACGGTAAGAATTGAATCTTGCCATCTGATGTAGGGATAATAATTAAAGGTGTTTCGATTGTAACGTGGAGCGGGTTAGTATCTATAATTGTACATAGAAGTTCTTCGCCTGTTACTAGTCTTACGATTTGAGGTTCACTCATATATTTCTCCATTGTATAGTGTGGTATACAGTATACNGNTTAATGTATACTGTATATTACATTTAACCTAGTAGTAGTTCTTTAGCCTTATTGCTAAATTCACCTAAGTTAATTGTTTGTGGTTTCTCTTCCTCTGGTACTTCATTTTCAAGACCAATTAGTAAGACACCATCTACGATATCAGCACCAACNACCTTAATNGTTTTGGCTAATGTAAATGNTCTTGTAAAGTCTCTTGTTGAAATTCCTTTATGAACATAATCAGTTATATCATCGGTAAGAAGTCTTGTACCTTTCACCGTTAATACACCCTTCTCTAAAGTCAAATCAATCTGATCTGATTGAAATCCAGCNACTGCGATTTCAATCAAGTAATGATTATCATCTTTCTTTACCACATTGTATGGTGGGTATGATTGTTGTTTCTGNGGGGTTTGGATCGAATCAAATAATGAATCGAAGCCGAAGAACAAATCTTTTTGAAAGTTTGTCATGTTGTTTTCTCCTGTTAAGCGAGTTAAATTATAGCATCTCTCGTGAGATACTTCTACATTAGAGTACCCGTTAGGCATACTCCAAATTCTTTTTAAATTGCGGTGTTACTTAGTTCCTATGTTATATTTCGGACACAATTCCCACTCAGACTTTTCTTTATGAGATATAATTTTTATCTGGTTTAATGGAGCTGTATCGCCGATAGCATCAACAGTCTCTAATAAACCCCAATCTGACATTAGCGTAACGATTGTATTACGTCTACTAACATCATTTTCTGTTAAGTTAGATGGCTTACCATCTAACAAAAATAATTCTTTAAAGTGAGTTATAAAGTATCTACCTTGCTTATGCAGGATATGACAAGACTGGTATAGTTTAGAATCTTTCTTCGAAGCAACACCCATTCGAGTTAGAGTCTCTCTTATCTTTAAGAAGTCATCCGGTTGTCCTAAAACAACTTCCAACATCTGGTCTGGGCTCCAATCAACAATCTCATCATTTAGTTCCACCATGATCTATACGTTCCTTTATCGTCTTCAACTGATTATTAGTTAAAAGCGGAAGAACGTCTCTGGCCTTTTCATTTGAATACCCGTAGTATTCTTTAATAGATTTTATATCATCAGACTCAGAAGCTTTATTCCACTTCGAGAAACGTTTGCGTTTCCTGATAATATTTATATAAAACGCGAATTGCAATTGTCCATCGACATGTGCTTTCATATTCATCTCATTAGCGTATAACACAGTGTCAGGAAAATAAGAAAGACCGCGGTTAACCATAAAGGCCGGATAGTCTTTGTTATCTATTACAGTATCTTTAAAATGATACCATACATTTTTATTAATAGCATTTAAATAAGAGAACGGATTCTTATCTAAGGCATTGGTGTTACGATTTAGTGTCATTTAAATTGACCTTGTGACATGATCTCGGTGAGACAAGCAACAGTATTCAATTCATGATCTGCAACGAATGCATCTTTATATGAGTAGTCGGCAAGTGTCATAACCAATTGAGGTATATAAGAAGGATCAACATACTCTAGCATGTTATCATAAATCATTCTGAATAACTTAGCACTCTCCATATCAATGTTATCCACAACCCATTTACGCATACCTTTAAAGTTCTTTTTCTTAAGGTCAACCATAAGTTCTTTAATAGACGTTTCTGATAATGTCACTAGAATGCCTGCATCAATAGTACCACCAACACTGTACCGTTGACATTCATTCAGGACACGTCTCCAATCAGGCATATGTTTCATGATTAGTTCAGCAACAACTCTATCTTCAAACTTGATATGTTCAGTTGTTAAAATTGTCTTAAGTCGTTCCATAAACTGTGCAGCCATGATAGCCTTTGATCCGATGTTGAATTCATACACAGAACATCTTGAATGTAGAGGTTCAATAATTCTATTCTTGAAGTTACAAGTTAGAATGAATCGACAGTTGTTAGAGAACTCTTCAATGAATCCACGAAGAGCCGGTTGAGTAGATTGGGGGTTTAAGTAATCAGCCTCATCTAAAATGACTACTTTATATCCTCCCTGTAATGAAACAGTTGAAGCGAACTGTTTGATTTTACCACGAAGAGTATCGATGTTTCCATCTTCCGAACCGTTAATGATTATATGATCAAGCCCCATTTCATTACAAAGTGCTCTGGCTACAGTAGTCTTACCTACACCCGCTGAACCAGTAAACATCATGTTTGGTAGCTCACCACTCTTAATTATTTGTTTAAATGTAGTCTTTAAAGATTCATCTAAAATACATTCATCAATAGTGGCTGGGCGATATTTCTCAACCCATAAAAAATCATTTCTCATTCACATCTCCATAGTATAATTAGGTGGTTGTTTCACGCCCATTACAACCAAAATGGAAACAAGGAAAGGAGCTATTGAGCTCAAAAACCTTTGCGTTAACTTATATCTATTATAACATAATGCGTACTAAAAGTACACCGTTATTTGGACAAATCTTCGAACAAATCTTCAATGTCATTGTTAGTTGCTTGCACTTCTGCCATGTTGGCTTTATGCATAATATTAGCAACCTTTTTAAGTACTGCTTTATTGATGTCATGTTTCTCAGATAACACGTTCACTGTCTCTTTAATGAATTCACGTTCACCATCAATACGAATCATTGAATCAATAACATCTTGCATCACTTTCTTCACGTCTTGCTTATCACTATCTAACATAATATAATTCCTATAATATAATTTGGTGCCCCTGCACTGACTTGAACAGTGGACCTGCCGATTATGAGTCGGATGCTCTAACCAACTGAGCTAAAGGGGCGGGTGCTACTTAACCTTCTTTAGTT